CAATTAATAAGTATTTGGTAGCCAAAGCAGGTGCTGCTGAAATTTCTACCGTATTTGATGTTGTTGTTACTCCATTAGTACCATTATAGTTAGTTGAAGAAACAGAAAAAGAATATATTTTACTTGCTGTTAAACCACTAATATTTGAGGTAGTAGGAGTAGTTGCTGCAACCAAAGTAGTACTTGTAGATGAACCACCATTTGTTGAAGCAGCAGTTATTGTATAACTAGTTGCTTGTGGTCCCAGTGTAGATGGTGTAACAGTCACTACTGCTATTGTACCAGAAGTAGTAGTTGCAGCAGTTACTGTACTTGGACTAGTAGGTCTTGCGTAGTTTCTTTTACCGCCTCTGATATTTCCTGTTGCCATTATGCAATCTCGCTTCCGAATAGATTAAATGCCATTGTTGCTGTACTTGTAAAAACAGTTACAACATCAGTAGCATCTAGGGTTATTCCTATAGTTAAAGTATCTGTACTCTGTGGAGCCACGCTTGAGTCATATACAATATAATGTTTGTTTTCTAATGCTGCTCCATTCGGTCTGACCGCTATTCTATATGTAGCAGGTGCAGCACCTAGGTTGGCAGCCGTAATAGTTGATATTACAGTTTCTGTAGCCGAAGGCACGGTATATGCCGTTGTTGCTGTTGTTGCTGCTGGGTTTACCTGACCCAGGACTTTATATGTTGCAGCCAAGTTAGGCTCCCATCAGTAGTAGTGGATTAAATGTTTCACCCGCTGCGACTCCTGTGGAGGCAGAGGTGATTCTACCGTAAGCATCTACGGTAATAGTAGAGAGGGTGTAAGTAGCAGGAGTTACTGCTGTAGTTACTAAATCTACGGTTGGTACCGAGGTGGTACCACCAATAGATATTCTAGTTGTGCTACCTGAAGTAATAGAGGTTACTGGGGTAGTTCCATTTGATGCTGCAGTTAAACGACCTTGAGCATCAACAGTTAAACTTGTATATGTATATGAAGCAGGAGTTACTGCAGTATTGGCTAGGTCTAAGGTTACAGTTCCAGAAGAACCACCACCTGATAATCCTGTACCAGCAGTTACACCAGTAATATCGCCAGGGTTAGGTGCTGCCCAAGCAAGTCCTGTGGTTGTGGCAGATGATACAGATAGTACATAACCATCAGTTGCTGCAACAGTAAGAGCCACAGGGGTAGATGCCGTACTTGCTGAGATGATAGAACCCTTAGCAGTAAGGATTGATTTATCAATAAAGTTAGATGTATCAGGGGCTACTAAATCCCATGCTGCGCCATCATAAACTTTCATTGCTCCAACTACAGAGTTAAAGTAAAGAGCACCAGTTATTAAAGCCCCACCATCATTATCTAGTGTTGGGTCAGAAGTCTTACTACCTAAGTATCTATCATCAAAACTATCATAACTTGCAGCAGCAGATGTAGCAGAAGCAGCAGCGCTAGTAGCGCTAGTTGCTGCAGCAGTTTCTGAGGCAGCCGCTGAGGTGGCTGATGTTGCTGCACTTGTTGCAGAGGTAGCAGCACTTGTTGCATAAGTTGCAATAGTGGCTACGGAAGCGGCAGCACTAGTTGCACTTGCTGCAGCACTAGTTGCACTTGTTGCTGCTGCTGTTGCTGATGCTGCTGCAGAAGTAGCAGAGGTTGCAGCAGCGGTAGCAGAAGAAGCAGCCGAAGTAGCAGATGTGGCTGCAGCAGCAGCACTAGTGGCTGAGGCTGAAGCACTTGATGCTGAAGCAGTAGCGCTATTAGAAGCACTTGTAGCAGAGGTTGCTGCTGATGTAGCACTAGTAGCAGCAGATGCTGCAGATGTAACTGCGCTAGTTAATGGACCAAAGAAAGAATCAACATAAAATTTAGTACTAGCATCTTGGTTTGATGTTGGGTCGCCCATACCTGTAATTTTGCTAGTACCCATTGCAATGGCACCAGACATAGTGCCACCAGAAAGGGCTAACACATTTGCAACAAGGGCTACAGTTCCAGCCTGATTAGGTAAAGTAATTGTTCTATCTGCTGTTGGTTCTTCTACAGTTAAAGTAGTTTCATGTGCATCAGCAGTAGCACCCTCAAAAACAATACTTGCATCAACACCAGCACCAGTAATGGTTGGGTTGGTAATTGTAGGAGAGGTTAAAGTTTTACGAGTAAGAGTTTGTAAAGCATCTGTGCCTACTACGCTACCATCACCTGTGGCTAAACCATGCACATGCGTTTGAAATGCTAATCCAAGTATTGCAGAATCTGCATCATAACCACGAGCAGCAATATGGGTTTGTTCCTCACGGAAATCCCTACCAGATACACCGTGTCTTACGACAGCACCAGCAGAGTGGGCTACACCTTGTGTGCTATCTTCACCACGAGTAACAGTAAGTGTTGTACTGCTTGCAGCAGTAACCGTTACAACCTCTTCTTTGGAGGTATCTGGGTCAACTATTAATGTAAAAGGAACTGATGGAAAACCGCTATTAGAAGCGACAATAAATGCTGTGTTTGATTGTCCTTGTGCTTGTGAACCTATTGATGATACGAGCGAAGTTTCTACTGCGGTTGAGGAGAAATTCCGCTTGACTGAGCCTGGGTCGCCTGCTGCCATTATTTTACCTTATCTTTGGTAGTGGGAACGGATTGGATATTGACGGCGTTGGTTATCCGCCACTTCATTAAGTCTTTGTTGATAAATATTAAATAAAAATCTGGAAGCATTTTGACCAGAGCCTGAAGGTCTAACGCCATCTAGTACATCTGCTGAGGCAGATTGAGAACCAAGTCGTGATGGGTCTAGGAAAGAAATCATACGGAAGGCTGCGCCATAAATAACCACATCTTCTGAATATGAAGGTAAGCCTGTGACAGTTGCATAATCATCACTATTACTGCTTAGTAATGTTGGGCGCTTAGAGTAAGCAATTTGTACTGTTTGTCCAGGAACTACCTCTGAATATATGGATACGCTTTTACCATTAGCAAAAGCAGTAGTATCTGCAGTTCGGTCTAATTGCCAAGCACGAACTGGAAACCACTCTTTAGATGGACCAACTATTGAATAAGTAGCACTTAAAATATTTTCTACTGCAGCAGGAATTGAATAAGAATACTGTGCTGCTACATAGGTAAAATCATAGGAAGCAACAGCAAACACCATTGGATACATAGCATTGATAGTGTCATTAATTGCATTTTTAATTTCTTGTCTTGGGAACAATGGGCTTACAGTAACCTTAGTATTAGTGCTATGTGCTGCAGCGGTAGTACCACGCTGCGCTCTACCCCACGGGGCAAGGGTTAAGGTATTAGCAACATTGTCTGTATTATTAACAAATACAATTTCATCATCAATTTCAATATAACCACGACCAACTACTGATGCATCATAAACAGTTAAAGTAGTTGATGCTGTTGTAGCGCTGGTGGTTAGCCATGAGGTTGGCTCGGTGTTTTCTGTATAACCATGAAGTAACGCTTCTACACGGTCTGTTAGTTGATTAAAGGTACTCATATATCAATACTCCTTAAAGCAACTACGGCTGATAAATTGGTGGTACTAGCAAGTTCATTACATATAGCATTTAAACCTTTATAGTTATTAGGTTGGCGGTTAGCATCTGCCTTCTTATTAAGGGCAGCAATAATGCCTAGACCAGATGTACTGGCGTAGGCATTTGCAGCACCTTGTGCATCTTTGTAAATGGTTAGGGCAGGGTAAGTACCACCATTGGCTAAACGATTAAGTTCACTAGTAAATGTACTACCTGCAGTTCCTGTTGCCATTACTTACCTTTCTTTTTAACCTTGCGTGCTACAGCAGCGTTGTCCACAAGGTTGGGATACTTCCGACCCGCAGCCTTTGCACGAGCCTTGGCAGCAGCCTTCTGTGCAGAAGTCAGTTTTGTAGATGTCTTGTTTGGATTCTTCTTGTCCCAAAATGCTTTACCTTTCACCATTTCACCTTATCCGCCCAATATGCTGCACTCATTTTCCCTTTGGAAATGTTTTTAGCATGTCGTGCTTTAAACGATTTTTGTCGTGCAGTTGGTTTTTTATCACCACTTACACCCTGTTGTCCGAAACGAATTGTTTTTACTTGAGAGCCAGACTTGGCTACTACTACATGTGATTTACTTGGGTGGCTTGGCGTACGCTTTGGTTTATTAAAACCTGATACGCCAGCCCTTGCAAGTCTTGAATCTTTTGCCACTACTTCTTCTTGCCCATTTTCTTCATAGCCATTTTTTTCATAGCCATTTTCTTACCTGACTTCTTGGCATCTTTCTTAGCCATAGCCATACCTTTTTTAGAGTAAGAGTATTCTTTTCCGTTTACCATTGGCATGTGTTATTCATCCTCTTCTTCGTAGATGTCCTCATCAGTTACAGTGGGTGAGGGCAGTCCCCACATCGGCTCAGGGATAATTGGACTACTCATCGCCATCCCCTTCATCAAACATGCGCCGAATCTCATCTTCAGTTGGTTTGTACTCTACCCATGGTGGGTATGATGCTTTGTCCATAACAAACGCCATTGCTATATCGGACTTAAAACCAGATTTTAATAATGATTGATAGTATTCATTGAGCCATATACAGTACATTTCTAGTTCTGTATGTTCCTCATTTTTGACTGTACGCACACGCTTAATGGGTTGTTTCTTTGGTTTACGAGCAGCCATGTTTTCTCCTATACTCCGTATGCTTTTCCAGTTTCATTTGAAATCTTTACTGCTTGTTCTATCTTCTTCATACTTGTGCCATCGGGTTGAATACCCTGTGCTCTGGCATCTCTATAGGCTTGTAACTCTTTATCCCATTTACGGGTAGATATGTTTAAACGAGAGTTTGTTTCACCTGGGCTTAATTGTAATGTTCCGACTTTGCATCCAAAACAACCCTCAACAAACTCTGGATGTACTTGTAATTGATGTAGGCTCATGCTGGTGTTATGTTTGCTCCGTAGCCTTGAGCGGTTAACTCATCGGCTGTTGCTTGATTAACCAAAGTCTTTGTACCTCCTGGGTAATACTCCTCAGCCGTATTGGTTAGTATCTGGCTTGGGTACCTGTATGAAGAATACACCCCATTTATGCGAAGCACGGTTATGCCACGGGTTAACTTAAACCTAGCAAAAAGGATGTGCTCACCTGCGGGAGTTTCATCTATTGTTGGGGTAGTGAAATAATACTCTGCCATAGTCCTCCTTAGTGGACTCACCATTAGGCAGGATTGCTCCTGCCCAACAGTCAATCAATTAAAGAGCAGCGATTGAAGAACCAGTTTCAATGCGATACAGCGCATCTTCACGGTAACGGCTCCATCCAAGGACACCGTACCATCCGATTGGGCGGAAACGCATCAATCTATCGGTAACTGGACCGATAACAACACCTGGCTCCTGTGATACGGCTTCAGCCAATGCTTGCTTACCGCAAACAAGGGTGCTGAATACACGAGTTACAGGGGTTACTGTTACTACAGTAGTTGCAGTAACTGCAGCAGTATTGGCTACATCTACAGTAATTGTAGTTGTTGAGCCAGTAGTACTGATTGCACTAATTTTTGCAGTAGATGCAATACCAGTTCCTGAAATCTTGTCGCCAACCTCAGCGCGAGTTGCGATAACTGCAGACGAAGCAACACCAAAGGTGAAGCCTGCTGAAGTACCTGCAACAGTTACTGTGGTTGTAGCAAGAGCGGTCTGGTCTGCGCCTGACTTAGCAGAGAACATGCGTGCGTTTTCTACAAAGAAAGCGCCTTCGTATGTTCCGATTGTACCTGCGAACAGGTTGCCAAGAGAAGCATCAGTGTGTTGGTGGGTGTCACGCCAGCCTATAGAGCCTGATTCGGCACGAAGGTCGTGTGATACCTCTGGGTGAATACCTACCCAATACAGGCTTCCTGAACGAGGAACAGCCTTGTTTGAGCGAAGTTTCGCAACAACCTTACGAATATCAGCAGAGTCAACAGTATCTGATGCTGTGATAGTTGCGGTTGATGTACGAGTTCCACCATAGATAACATTGGTTCCTTGACGAAGAGCACTTTGTGCTACAACATCAAGAGAGTCAGCCATGTTGAAAGCGATGATGTCTGCAACAGCAGGGTCAACATCGGATAGTGAGAATAACTGCAATTTGCGTGTTACAAGAGCAGCGTTGCCGTATTCTGCAAGAGTTACAGATACGGTGTCAACATTGCTTAATGCGACTGCATCAGGGTCAGTTGTTTCTGTGAGCGTTGAAGTAGCAGCAGACAAATCGTTGTAGAGTGAGAATACAACGGAGTTGCCTGGCATAGCCTGTTGTACAGGCTTTTTGTCCGCAACAGCACGAATCATCGGCTGAGAGCGGAGAGCAAATTCAACATAACGGTCATAAGCGGTCTGTACTAGACCACTAATAGCCGAGGTGTCGGTAAATGCCATGGTTCACCTCCTAGTGAGTGGTTGATGTTTAATGGATTTTAGTTAAAGCCAAGGAGTGCGTCTAAGTCCTCACGAGTTTTTGCTCCTGCAATTTTTGCAAACGCATCTTCGTCAATATCTGGCGCGGAGCCAGTGGCGACTATGTTATTGATTCTTGCTTGAGCCTTAACTTCTGGACTTTTCTCTGCAGGCTTTTCTTCCGTAGAAGTTTGGATTCCAAAAACATCGCCATACTCTTCAACCCACTTGAGTAGAGCCTCATCTGAGGGTTCTATATCATGTGGTATGAGTGCGGCAATCTTTGGATTTAATCCCTTAGCCTGTAGTACATCCTTAACAGTACGCTGACGAGTCTGTGACTTAAGACCTGACAACTCCTGTTCTAGTTCTTTTGCTCGTTTTTCAAGTGAGCGATTAACTTTGCGGAGTTGACCAACAACATCAGTTGTTGTGTCGTCATCTTCCTCATCGTCTGCGTAGTAATTGGTAGCCATCTACCTTCTCCCTTTCATTGGTTGTATTCGCAATCCTCGCAGCAGTTCGGGGAAACTATTGCGGCTATTGCTACCAGACTTTTACGCCCCCCTGGGCTGGTCTATCAGGGTGGGGATTCTATTTATTAATTAAAGATTAATGTCCTATTGTTAAAAAAGGTACAATTAATCCCTCATCAAAATCTTTATATTCGTCATAGCCAAAAGCAGCGTGTAAACTTTCACTGCCTGATGCTTCAGACATTTATGCCACTTCCTAAACTTGAGCCTGTTACGCCACTACGGGAACTAAACCGAGCAATTTCACGCTCTGCCCTTTGTTGTGAAGCAAGTAACTTCTGACTATCTCCACCAACCACGCCTTCAATGGCTTCAACATCTGAATAAGTTTGCCCTTCAATTTGAGCAAGACTGCGTTGAGCATCAGATAATTGTTTTGCTTTTTGAAACTCGGCTCTGATTGTGTTAAAAGTTTTATCTCCAGTATCTGGTACAAGAGTTTCACCATAGGTAGCACTAATTGTTGTAGGTTTAAATCCAGCAGCGGTAGCAGCAGCACCAATTTCTGCTACACGAACTTGTTTCTTAACAAGGTCTATACCTGCTTTAGGATTTAAAAGATAGGCAACAACACTACTTTTATCTGCCTCTGGATAATAAGATTTAAAAGTATTAAGAACATCTGGATTTTGAGTAACTCTATCAGAAGCAAGGTTTACTCTTTCTTCAAACTCACGAGGAGAAACCTCATTGGCTATGTATGTTCCAAGGGCTGAAAGACTACCAAGAGTTGCAGTATCTAATCCATAAGCCCGTAAAGTTTGTAAGTAAGCACGCTCATTAGAAATGTAGGTTGCTTCATTAATTGCTCTATTAGCAGTCTTAAGTGCTTCCATACCAGGGAAGCGTGTCTTGTAAGCAGTAGTCTTAGGTAACTCTAATTTAATTTGAGATGCTGTGTAATCATTTTTAATAAACTCATCAATAGTATCTGTTAAATCTGCTAGACCCATTGTAGTTAAAGAAGCCTTAAACTCTTCAAGGGCTGTTTTCTTTTGTTGTTCTGCTAATTTTTTTTGCTCACCAAGTAACTCTGTTTTTTGTTTTTCAAGAGCAGCATTAATCAGTGCTTGGATTTCTTCAGGTGAAGTATATTGTTCTGTTATTGTTTCATAAATAGGGTCAGG